GTCCTCATCACCGTTATTTACAATCGCTTCATTTACGATATCCTCAATAGCCATATCGACTTCTGGGTGTACGGCAATGCCTCTATATTTGTTGATGAGTGCAAACATATCTTTGGCATTATCGCCATCAATGTCAACATATTGTCCGAAATGACTGCCTGAAGCGGTAACATAACCTGCACCATCGTCACTCTGTGGAGCGACAACAGATTTTAGTTTCTCTATATTATCTTCTTTTTTAGTTCTCTTTAATTCAAAACCAAAAAGTCTAATGCTATTATCAGCCATGTAATTTTCCTAATAGTTATAATGTAATTATGGTGGGGAGACGAATCTCCCCACTGTCACTCTTATTTATACAACTTTATGAGGTCGTATTACTTTCCCAATACTGGATCTGGAATTCACAAGTAAATTCTTCGATTGCAGCGGCTTCGTCATATGACAACTCAATAGTCGAAATATTAGTTGGAAAACATCCACGAAAGACATACCGCTTTAGTACGCTCTCATCTTTGTCCAATTGATCCACTAGCAAGTCCGCTTGATATGCTGTTGGATCAGTCACGCCAGTATTTGTTGAATGTGCATTCATGCCATTCATCCAGCGTTCTAACGCATTTCTTGTACCAAAATCTGTGTCATTATAGATCGTTACCTGCCAGGGCTGGAATGTACGATCACCCGCAATTTGCAGGGTTCTGCCACGGAATGGTACTGGAACTGTCGAGATTTCCGATGCTGGAAGCGCGGCTCCTTTACACATGAATGATGTTAATTCAACGTCACCCGCAGCATAACCTGGAAAGTTAATTGTTGCTTTAAAGAGATTTGAGCGGGCGCCCCCACCTCTTAGTTTTGCTTTGAAATCGTCTACACCTAAGATAGCCATTTTTTTCTCCTATACTTTCTTATACAGTGCCAACAACTTCTTCAAACGAAACGCCGGTGCGTACTGCAACAAAGTTAAGTGTGATGAAATTGATTGATCTTGCTGGTTTAATGAATAGGCTAGCTACAAATTGATTTGTGTCTACAATCAACGGTGTGTTGTTTGTTTCATCGCAAACCATTTTGAAATCTGTGATACCACGTCTACCCTTCACGTCTCGGAGAAGTGGTTCGATGATATTCACAAATTCTGCTCTGGTAAATTCATCGTTAAATTCAAACAGAATGTTTTGTGCTGCCGCTGAAATTGCTCTTTCAAGTACAAGGAACAATCTACGAACATTGATTCGATCAAATGCAGATGGTCTTGCAAGGTGAGTTTTATCACCATATAACAAAATGCCTTGACCTGGGATGTTTGCAATAGGATTGATCCCAGCTTGATATAGCTGATCTCTTTCAGATTTGTTTGGAGAATATGCCAAACTTGTGACACCAAAATATTGACCTCTACGTGTTCCCGCAGGTGAGAACCAAGGTGCAAAGTTGTTATCTGTTGCTGCCATGAGTCCGGCAGTCGATGAAGCCGCAGGAATATTGATATAGTTATCATTATACTTATCATAGACTTTCAAGAATTGATTGTCTACAGCAAGATATGAACTGCGCGTGAATAATGATACGGCTGTGAGTGTTGTTGCAACAGGAGTTGCAGCCCCAACTACAGCGGTTCTATTTGGCGAAGTAACAACCATACAATCTTTTCTGATACTTTGTGCGATTCCTACAAGATCATTAACAATAGTTGTCTGATCGTCCGAAGCTGCAACGCTAGGAGCAATTAAGAAGTCGATTGCTAATGCGTTTGGATCTTCAAACTTATCAAATCCACTAGCATACTCCGATGTTGTAAGTAATCCTGAGTTTACGCCACTTACAAGAGATAAATCCACATTCTCTGTAAAACCAGATGTATAGTCGCTGGCTGTTGTTGCTGCTGTGCCTGCGTTGGTGCCGTATTTATTGTTGAAGCCTGCCATCCAAACGTATTTAGACTGCGTGTTGATTACGTTTTTAATGTAGCTTGACGTGCCGTCCGAAGTTTTAGCGCCAAGTGCCATAGAAACGAATGGGAAAGTTTCGAGTATTGTTCCTTGCGTACCCGTAATTTTGCCACCTTCATCAATAACGACAACGTGTGCCTCATCTTTGATAGTACTGTTGGATTGAGTAGCACCCGCTGAATCAATTCCTACACACCAAGACGATGTTTCTGGCTGCGCGTCAAAATTTGCTTTATATTGCCAACTATCATAACTAGTATCGCCAGCACCCGTAACAGAAATTTTCAAAGAATTTCCTAGTTCGCCTGGATATTTTGCGATAAATGTGTGAGAATCAGATTCCCGTGCCGCCACTTGACCGTCAAAATTGTCAGAATTTGTTACTAGTGGTGCTGAAACCGCATCTGAATCATATGCGTTTTTTGCTGTTGATGTATATTCCCGAACAATGTAAAGATCGTCGGAATATCTTAGATAATATGCTGCTGAGTGAAAGTCTACTGTATTTGTGGTATCTGGTGAGCCAAATACGTTTGCCAGTTTCGCTTCATTATTTACGAGAGTCGGTTCGTCGCAAGGACCCCAATTAAAGTTACCAACAAATGCGCCCGTAGATGTGGGCACGTTGGCAACGCCATTAGTGAGGTCTATTTCTTTTACAACGACAGCAGGAGACTCTGATGGTGAGAATAACGCCATGTCTATTTCCTTTTCCAAGTATAGAATTATAAGTTTTCATAATACGATTATGTTCAATTACTGTTATTTATATAATATCTATTTTAGCGATAATCGTGCCAAACTTCTGGTTGAATTACTCCCCAAGGATCATCTGGTTGAACTAGAGGTTCATCCCTACCATCGTCAATGAACCCGAATGGTAACATGTCGTTTTCAATTTCGTGCATTCTTTGTGAGAACATAAGGTCTTTAACATTTATATCACTCAATTCTTGAAAGTCTGACGTACCTGTATAGTATCCGAAAAGAACAAAGTTCATCATTAAATCGTCATGGTTTCCATTACTAGCTTCGAATGAATTGCCCCTCGCTTCAAATGTTGATATTTCTAAAATAGTTTCCTCATCGTGTATTATTAGCTTGCCTGTTTCTAATAAATCTTTTATAGCAGAGCATCCTATACGTTTTACTTTTTTCGTCATATTGATGCCGATTTTGTCTGCATGTACTACAGACTCAACAAACATGTTTTCATACTCTAAATCGTGGTATAGACCGTTACATACTACTTGACCTGCATCATTAGATTCAACCACAATAGTGGCTTCATTATATGTTGCTGCATATTTTACAATAATATTAGGAAACAATAAAGGAGATATTAAATTATTTCGATAAACTGCGACTTGCTCAATAGGCTCACCTTCTGTTACATCTATTATATTAAATGTTGAATAATCTTGACCTCTTCCACGAGCAACGTCTACCATACAAACATAATTGTGTTTCTTTACGGGTTCTTTATACACTAAAACTGAGTCTCTGTCAATACGTTTTAACGGCTCTTTTGCTTTTAATGCCAACAAACATTCCGCAGCTATCAGTGTATTTCCTGTGCCCATAAATGTATTGCCAAATTCTTGATCAAATTGTAGCTGTGAAGTGTTAGCGATAGTTGAAGCTTTCCAAGCCTCATCACGCCCAGGAACATCATACCAATCAACACGAAATGGTTTATATTCGTTAGTGTTCTGCATTGCGCCTTCCCAAATCTTATGAAAGACGTTGCCGACACCATTAGCTGTTGAAGTAATAATAACTTTTGTAGATTCGCCACTTGACACAACAGGATATGTTGATGTATAGAATGTTGCTGCATTTTCAACAAATGCAAATTCGTCAAGATATAGTAAATTCACAGACATACCACGAATAGATGATCCTGAAGTAGCCGCAGCCACAATCTTAGAATTATTACTAAACTCTATAGAGCCTTTGTTTAATGCTTTACATCCAGGCTGAAGAAAGAACGGCAAGCCTTCTAACATGAGTGTAACGCGACCAATCATTTCTCTTGCTGTAGCGCCTTTGTTTGCCATGACTGCAATAGTTTGTTCGGAATGGAATAGTGCATACCAGAGCAGATATGCACATGATGATATAGATTTTCCAGACTGCCTACATGCCAAAACGATTGAAAATCTATTCTCATTAAACGATTTAAACATTTCCTCTTGATATGCGTATAATTCAAATGGAACCAGACCGCGATCCAAAGATATAATTTTACAATAGGTTTTGGCAAAATACGCAGGGTTGTGCATACATTTTGCGTACTCTTGTACCTCAGCGTTTGTCCACTGCTGAATAACGCCATCCTTCTTTACTTGAGGATTACCAAGATAGCTCTCTTTTTCATTTAGTATCATCTGTAACATCAATCATATTATCATTTTTATCTATGTCTAAAAGCATCCTTTGCAGTTCAACAGTAGAGCCTACAAACAAATTATTTGTTGTGCTACCTTCAATTTGCTTATGTTTATTAGCTTGAGAAAGTTCTAACTTCTTTTTATGAAGGTCCAATAATTTATCGTTAGTATCTGAAACTGTTTTGATAAGACCCGCGACCACCTCAAACGCTCTTGGATGCTCTAAAGCACTTGCAATAGAAGTCATTTCATCTAAAGCATTTTGCCCTTTATTAATCAAATCATAATATGTCTGTCGCGTAAACTCGATATCGTTTATTGCATTATCTGAATCGTTCATTATATTTCCTTATGCGGAATCAAAAGTTTCATTAGTAATTATCGAAAATCCGAAATCACTATCTCCTAGAGGTGGCGTGAGACCTAGTGGATTAGGCTCTATCACATATTGCGCGAACTGCGGATCACTAGAATCTCCCAAAATTTGACTGTGTACGTCCGTAATTGTTTTTCTTATGACATTTCCAGACGTTATAGGTCCATAGAAGTTTGCTAACATCGTGAAGTCTAAAGTATATATTATAGTTCTTCTTTGTTCCAGAGATCCTTCAAAATCATCCGAAAACGTAACACCGTTTAAAGTGATAGGAATATCTTCCCTAATATCAGACGCTAGGGTAGCAAAAGGCTTCATAGTAATTGTATAGTGCGGATTAAAATAAGGTATTATTTGCTCTACCATTTGTAGAGCATCATCTTGTGTTTTAGCGTAAATATTTAATTGAAAGATAATATCGTACGGTGCGGGACTATAGAATTTATTTTTCTGTGTAGTTGAAAGCGTTTTATTAAACGTATTCATCTTAGGCAGCTTTCGTTCTGAATTATACGTCATGCCAACAATTTCGAACGACATCCTAGGAAGTTTTATTGCAACTTTGGTATCAGTGTCTAAATCTGGATTTTCTCTAATTCTGTCAAGATATTTAGCTTTAGGCGCATATGACAGAGGAACTTTAACCTGACTTCTTACTTTTCCTGATGAATCTTTTCTCAAAACATAGATGTTATTAAACATCGTTCCAAAGATTGCAACAGATTTTCTAATTCTCTCGTGGTAAAAATATGTTAACATTATGTGTCTCCTGGATCGCCAAAGGGATTAGTCTCGGAGAAGTCTAGAAAATCAAGCAAAACATTAGACGCCGTAGCATCGAATATATCATTTTGCGAGTTTGTTTGAATTTTATTATTATCTGTCACTGTTGCTATTCCAACTTTAGAGCCGTTTGCACCTACAATATCTGAGTCTGTAGATGCAGCAAGAGAATGATAATTACCATCATCTGCGCCTACATGGATTAGCGACATTGTGGCATTCTTTTTACTATATGCAGATACTTCGCCTCTTACTATAGTACCACCAACAGAATGAGTTATTTTTTCTCCTATATTAAAACCTAATCGTGTCAATGCCGGAGGCTCTGCAATAGTGACTAAAGGAGGGTTACTCGAATCGTAATACTTACCTTTATGTATTATATCTAATCTTAACAATCTCTTATTATCAAAATCAAATATCGCAGCAGCCTGCGCTCTAAAAAGTTGATTTGTGCCAGTCGCAGAGTCTATTGTTATATTCGGAATACCTGTGTAAAAATTACCAGAATCTAAAATACTTACAGAAAATATGCTATTATTGCTATCTTCGCTTTTCATTATAACCGCAGCTTGCGCTCTAAAATTATTAGGAGTTCCGGTTGGTGGCGCTATAGTTACTGTCGGAGCACTAGTATAGCCCGCTCCAACATTACTTAATGTTAATGTCGAAACTCTATCGTTTGCTATAGTTGCTGTTCCGGTTGCTAAAGTTCCGGGTAAAGAGTCAGGATCAGAAAACGTCACAGTAGGCGCACTTGTATAGAATTTTCCGGAATCGTCTATTGCTACCGAATACACGTTCTTATTTAAATTATCCCACACCAAAGACGCGATAGCATTTTTGTTACTAGAATCCGTCGGAACATCTATAGTAACTTGAGGTTGAGTTATATAATAACTGCCTGGATTTGTTACTACTGCACCACTAACTTTTCCCAGTCCGTCCACTGCTGCGGTTGCTGTTGCATGTGTTGGAGTTCCTTGTGGCAGAGATATAATGACAGAAGGCGCACTATCATATCTACTACCTGTGTTAGTTAAATTTAATGAAATAATACTACTCATACTGAACCTACCACCGCTGTTGCTGTTGCTGTTGTTGGTTGATTAAGAGTCAACTCATAAGTATAAGATCCTTCAGTTTCTATAGAATTTAGAGATTCTAATGAAGTGTTGAAATCTTCTCCGTTGTATTCAAACAATTCACATCTCATTTTATATGTTGGTAAATTACTTAACTGATAAAATGGAGATTCGTGTTCAACATGCATAATCTCAAACATAGAATTTGAAAGGGGTAACCAGATAAGATCACCTTCAACGGGTCTTTCAGTTTCTATATCGTTTGATCCTTGGCCAATGATGCCACTCCATCTTCGCCTTGCTACAATGAAAGTTGCTGCATCACGAATTTCAACTCCAAATTTTGTAAAAAGATCGCCTTCGCCATCAAAGCCTTCTGCGTTTTCAATGTACATTTCAATCTTATAGGATGAATTAAATATTGATGGTATATCTTCACCGAAAACTTTATTTTCATTCACTATAGTCCTAGGAAGATAATATACATCTTGCCCATACAGTTTTAAGGACTCAATAATTATGTCCTCGTGCAGATTTTGCTCGTTAGTGTGTTTTTGCGAAAAGTATATATTAGTTGCCATTTACTTATCCCACGAAAAAATCTACGGGCAATTCTTGCTCTAATCTAATTCTTTCTTCCAGTTTTTCTATATCTACTGTAGCATCTTCATATATCTGTCTACCATTAAGGATAACTCCACCCGGTAGTTGCATGCCTTCAAACTTAATAAGATTTGCGCCCCATTGTCTTTTAATAAGAGCTGTCGCATATTCTTTTAGCCACATATCATTGTATATGGAAGTATGTGTTTCGGGATCAACGATTTGAACGACTTGAGCAATTATATAATCACCTGCTTTAATATCACCTGCTCCAAATTCACCGTGAATTACTAGACGATTTTGACGCCGAGAAAACGATACTTGAGGAGTTCCGTTGATTTTCATATCAAGTAAAGACATGTGTTGTTGCATCTGTTCGTAGTATACCAATTCACTCATAAAGTTACCTAGATTGCCAACATCATTTAACATAATTTGATATTTTATTCCAGACCAATCGTTAACGCCACTTGCGGAATTTACAGGAAATAGTCTCTGCACAAAAATTACGTCAGATGATATAGGAATATATCCATTCGTCACGTCAGATTCCGTTACTAGATGCTTCAGATATGTTCTGATTGTTGCATCTGAATGAAATTCTTGATAATACTCTAAGGCATCGTCAATTCTATCCTCGACTTGTTCAAGCGCAACATTTACTTCAAGCACAGGTTCGCCCAGCTTGCGCTTGCAATAGCTTATAAGATCGTCTCTGGTATCTGGATGATTTGTACTCATTTTACGTCCCGTTATATATCTTTACTTCTATTTATACAGCCCGGACATTGAAGTTTATTTTTGCGGTATATGTATCTATTGAAATATTGTTATTGGTGTCTTTTTTAGTTAATGTCTGAAATTTACTACCGTCAGAATTGAAACTAATATCTCGGATATCTCTATTAAAAACGCCCGACAATATATACTCGTCATTATTAAATGCACTATTCTTAAATGATCCTGCTGTCTTGTTTAAATCATATTCTCTTACACTAGATAAACTTGTGTTGCCGCCGCCTATAAACATCTTAGTTTCATCTGTATTTAAATGCATACAAGAAACATTTGTAAATGATGTTGAAAAGGCTGAATCGAATGTTGCACTATAGATTTCATTTGAATCTGATAAATTATACTTGTAAATTTGATTTGTCGTGCTACTAGAAAGGTACATCTCCGTTCCTTTATTAGCAAGCAAAATATTTGATAACCCTGAAACTGTTCCGTTAAGATCAAGAAATTTTTGATTATGCTCTAAGGAAGCTAATCCTATAGGCGCACTATCATTAGTGCTTCCTGTCATTTTGAATTGAGTGATACTTTTGTTCGCTGGTGACGCTAAAAATATTTTATTGTTTGTCACTATATCCGTAGAATCGCCCGAAATGTCAAAACCTAAATTTTCAGAAAGATCAATATTTGTATAAGTATTTTGCTGTGTTGCCGTCGATAACATATAATTTGTGGACATATTATATTCTAGAATTTCCGTGTCATCCGAAATATACAGTTTTGCGCCACTTGCACTAATTTTCATATGTGTCGGCACAAAACTTGAAAGGTAATAGAGTGATGCAGTCTTACTAGTATAAGGCGAGACCGCAGCATCAGGAAATAAATTTTCATCAGTTTCTATCGTGGAAAGTGCCCAAGGTACACTCATAGTATATTGATGTACGCCTTTATTATATGTGTCTAAAATATACAGATATTGACCATCAGAACTAATTTGCATAGAAATAGCGCCCAAATCTTTAAACTCCATCATGTTGTCGCCCAAAGTTTTACCAATCTGATGTGATACTTCAGATACTTTTGTAGCAGTAGATACGTCAAATTTAACACTCAGGTCATATTGAAGTATTTTACCATTTTGCCTTGCGATACCCCATAATACATAAAGATGATTTCCATCTGCACTAATCGTAAATGCTTGAGCATATGATGTAAAAACGCTTACATAGTACCCATAGTATCCATACGACCTGTTTAAATAATCAAACCAAATACTATACATATATATGTACCGCGCCATTTTCCATCTCTCGTTAGTGACTGGCATTGGCGGATTAGCACTGGATGTCGGTATAGTATAGCGATTAGTTGTCCAACTGCCGAACTGTGTTTCTGTATGTGCTGGACCATTAGTTGTAGTTGTAGATAAATTCTCTATATAATTCCAAGTTGCTTGGTAATAATGTATAAAATCAGTTCTATATGGGCTGCCGGATTTGGCAATCTTTGAAGTCACAGAAAACGTGTGTGTTGATACATATTGTGCAGATGATATGTTGTAAGGAATTGTCAACTCAAAATATTTTATACGAAGGTGATCCATGAGGTAATAATGTTTTCCATCAGCAGACATTTGTGTGATGTTAGTTTTAGGATATTGTGATAAGTTTGTGAGTACATTTCCTGGAACATGCACGCCATTTCTCCATAATCCGTATGAGTTCTGGAAACCATAATAAGTATCAAACCTAACCGTAAACTTTGACGTCCGCGTATTTCTCCTTTTATCAGAATTAGATTTTTGACTAATTGCTACTTGAGTATTTTCATAATAATTTGTAAGATATTCTGTTGTTAAAATATCTCCAGGAGAAGTCAATTCATATTGATATATTTTATTGTGACCTCTATCCGCAACAAACATCCTATTCTCAGAATCGCTCAACGCGACTCCTTCTAAATAACTAGAATTATTGGCCTCGCCATTTGATATTCCTAATTGTGTATATGTGTCGAAGGATGCTATGGGTTGCTCAGTGCCAACAAATGCTCTATAATCATATGGTGCCGGAACTTGGTATTGCTGTATAGATTTTGTGCCTGTATTTTGTGCGATATACAACATTGTTCCATCAGAGTTATAATCTAATCCTTCTGCGGTTGTAGATAAAATTAGAGGAACTCCTTTATTAGCGTCATATAGAACGTCAGGACTTGAAGTCATATTCATAAATTTTAAAGATTCTGCTAAATTAGTTCCAAAAAAGTCAAGTCTATCAACATTATACTTAAACCGTATTATTAGGCCTTTATCAATAAGAATACTATTTGAATCGCCAGAAGTTTTAGGTATTTTAGTAGGACTAGCAATAGTTCCTGTAAATTTATAAATGTTATTTTCACTCAAAGATTTTTCTATAGAAGCTGAATCCGTCAAATCTAATGTAGGAGATACCGTATATATGCCGTCTCCACCAACAACTTTGGTTATAACTTTACTAGAAACTATATTCTCTAAAGTGTGGTTCCATGTTATATCGTTTCCATCTGAATCTTCTGTATTTAAAGATATGATGGGAGTTATAGGTTTATCAGAAAAATCGAAACTAGAATCAAAACTTGTCGTCCATGTTCCATCTTTAAATGTTACACTATCAACTCCATCATTTAGTACACTAATCGGCACTAAAGTACCGTCATCTAAATATTTACTAAATTTAAATGACCCTGCATGATAATATATTTCAGTCATTATAGGTATCCTTCATAAGATTGAAATGGGTCAAATATGACTTGACTTGAGTCAAAGCCTATAGCTTCT